TAGGATTCTTATCTGCGATACGAGCGGCATTTTTCACCCTTCCAATTTGCAACCAGTGGAGTCCAGCGAATGATACACATCGGCCCTACGGTGGAGATGCCAGAGTAATGTTTTGCTATCAATCGAAACTGATCGAAGTTATCGACGGCGACACGGTGGATTTGCTGGTTGATCTCGGCTTCGGGATTCACGTCAAAGAGCGGTTTCGCCTCTACGGCATCGACGCTCCCGAAATGCCATCGGAAGCAGGCAAGATCGCCAAGGCGTACCTAGAAAGCCTTGTGGGCACTACAGGCAATCTGTACATCGCAACGATCAAGATGACCAGGCGTCCGCAAGAAAAAACCGACAAGTACGGGCGTTATCTTGCGATCCTTTACAGCGACTTAGGGTCGCTTGAGGTCGACGCTGACGAAATGTCCATCGCCATGCGTCCGACGTCTATTAACTGGCGGATGGTCGCGAGCGGCAACGCGAAGGAGCGGTACTGGAAGTGACTAGTTGACTCGCTAGGGCAGTCCTAAACCCGAAAGAGTTGGTACGGTGCCAGAGCCGGGTTCCTTCCTCAATCGGCATCAAGGCGGCGGTATGATACGAGCCGTGACGCTAGCTCGGTCCCGAAAGGGGCCGGGCGACTTTTTCCGTTTTTCTCGGATGGCTTTTTAGGATACAATGCAAACCAACAGTAAAAGGAAAAGCAACAGGGCAAGCGAGACACTTCTATAAATTTTATAGAGGTTAAGCCGAACAGTAATGGTGCAGTACTACGCCGACTTGCACGCGATGCACCAGAAATGCTTGCAAAGATCGAGTCTGGAGAATTGTCCGTCAATGCGGCGGCTATCCAAGCTGGCATCCGCAAGAAGCCGACAGCGTACGAAATCGCGCTGAAGGCGGTCGGTAAACTGTCTCGTGACGAATGGAACAAGTTGAAGGAGTTTATCGATGGCCGGTGACTGGATCAAGTTTGAGATCGCCACGAGCGACAAGCCGGAGGTTGTGGCTAGGATGGCTTTGGAAATTATGGAAGGACAAGCGACACGATGTCGTCGAACTACCTGAACATTAACATCCCCTTCTTTTGGGGTTTTTTGGACACGGCGTTCCTCTACGACAAGGACGCTGACGCAGCCAACCCTCGCATTCCGATGGAGTTTTTCCTTTACACATCCATCCCCAACCGATGCGGGTTGTTCACCGGCATGAGCGAATGGGGGACGCAGCACGCTCGGATCCCAATCCACTACATCCACACCGAGCCAGAAGGCGGCAAAGACTACCCGCTGGACTTCCTGCAGCTTTGGGACAGCTTCAGCTACAACTGCGCCGCGACAGTGATCGAATACGTGAAAAACCGCAGTTGCAGGGTGATGCTCAAAGATCGCTCGACAGTCGACGGCACATACATGTTTACTCTCGACTGGTGCAACGGCGGGTACAGCGAGATCGCAGCAGGACACAAAACTGGTCATGTGATCAATGCCGATGGTCGCATCTTTATCCAACCCAACAACCGCATTGTCCGATGGAACGATGGCGGTGCGTTCACCAGCAAAACGCTCAAAGGTCGCCCCGACTGGAAAGTGTTTAGCCAAGAGTTTAGTTGTGAAGCCTCTGGGGGACGCTGGGTAGCCGACAGCGACGAGGAACTGTATTGGTACGGATTTAAGGACAAGGCTGTTGACGATACGCCCAAGGACACGTAAGATGGTATTGTGCTGAGTGGAAACGGCACAAGACAGGAGCAAAAAAAGAGATTCTGCGGCTAGCGGCTTATCACGCTTCTTGCACATGCTCTTTTGGCGCTCCTGTCAAAAAGCAACTCTCCCCCGTTCCACAATAGGGGGAGAGTACGTATATGGCACGAGTGTAATGCCCAGCAATGGGCGCTTGTGCCTGCAATCGTTTGAGCAAGTTGCCCGATCTGTGGTAGACCGCCGAAGTGCATGGGAACGAGTCTGAGAAGCGTCCTGCGACGTGGAAAGGCTCCTAACCTCAAGGGTCGAACAGGAGCAGCAGGCTGGCGGCGAGTGGACGCTGGGAGAGAGAACGGCGAGAAAGCAAAGCAGGTTGCTCGCCTCTTACCTCACCCGATTACGCTCGCTGGTCAGTATTACGGGAAAAACCCGTAATTTCCGGCAACGAGCGAGACTGCACACAGTATATGAGCCTGGGGTGCGCCGTAATCGGTCACGCGACAGATTCAGCTTCGTCAAGGTAGCGGTACACCGTTCGGACGCTAACTCCCATAGACTTAGCTACCTCACGGTGATCGAAGCCTTTCTTGATAAGTTCAGCAGCCCTAGCTGGTTTGTTACCAGATTTAAATGAGCCACGTTTCCTACCTCGGTAAACTTGTCGCTCCTTCGCCGCTGCGATACCGGCAGCTTGCCGATCTCGCCTCGTCTCAGTCTCAAACTGCGCTACCGCGAACAAGACAGCAGCGACCAGTTGTCCCATCGCGCCAGTAAAATCAATCTGTTGCGAGGTGGAAACCACCCTGATACCCTTCTGGCACCAATGACAAAGGGTGTTTACACCGTCCTTGAGTGACCTGGACAATCGATCAAGTTTGTAAACCACAACAGTTTTGATGCCGCCGTTGAAGATGTCCTTCTGAAGTTGCTCGAACTCGGTGCGCTGGAGAGTTTCACCGCTTTCCTTATCGATGTACCACATCACGTTTTGAGTGTTGATACCATTACCAGCCAACCATTGAAGTATCTCACGCTTTTGACCAGCCTCATTCTGGGAAGCCGTGCTAACTCGAACATAACAAGCTACTGTCATCGCAAATCTCCTTGCGTAAAGACCATCGGAATAAAAACCCATCGGAATGATAGAACGCTACAAAACTGCGTCAAGTAGGGTTGTGACAAATAATAGGTAATTGTCTAGTCGCATGGATGGTGGTAAGCTATGGTTTAGTGGTTTTCATCGATGGAAAAAACGCGAAGGGGTGTAACAATGAACAAAAATAGATGCTGGAAAGGTTACGAGCCAGTTAAGGGTAAGCAACCTTACAGCAGTGGTAGTTGCAAGAAATCATCTTCTACCAAGAAAAGTCAACCCAAGCCAAAACCGAAGGGGAAGTAATGCCGAAGAAATCACCAGCCTGGACTCGCAAGGAAGGACAGAATCCAGAAGGCGGTCTAAACGCGAAAGGTCGAGCGTCGGCTAAGGCTCAAGGAATGAATCTCAAACCGCCTGTGTCAAAAGAGCAAGCGTCGAAAAGCGAAGCGGACGCAGGAAGGCGCAAGAGATTCTGTGCTCGAATGGAAGGCATGAAGAAGAAGCTCACAAGCGAGAAAACCGCACGAGATCCAAACAGCCGGATAAACAAATCTCTCAAGAAGTGGGATTGCTGATGCGGCGTATCGAGTTAGGCGCAGGTAAAAAGTACGGTATGCTGGCGGTGATAAGTGAGGTCACGACCGCAGGCAAGCGCAAGTTCCGATGCAAGTGCGCCTGTGGACGGGAAGTTGACGTTCGGTTGGATCACTTGCAAAGCGGTCACACTTCGTCCTGTGGTAAATGCGGCATCGAGCACTCTGGAGAGCGAAAAACGCTCAAGGATTGGGCGCACATGTACGGGATCAACGAATCGACCCTGCGAGCTCGACTCAAGAAGATGAGTATGCGGGAGGCTCTGGAGCGAAAATGAGTCGAAATTTAACCGATTCGGAAATCGAGCAATCCGAATTGCTTCGCATGGCAAAAAAGTCGCTTATCGAAAAGGTCGAAAGGCAAATCGAAAAGGATATCGAGCAACGGTATTACGATATGCGGCATCCGTACTGGCGAGAAGAAATAAAAGAGGCGATCGAAAAGCGTAGTTGACAAGCGACATCGTGTCGCTACACTTACTTTCGCTCTTTCATCGGAGGAGCAAATCTCCAAACGAGCTGCATGGCGAAAGTCTTGCAGCTTTTTTTATAAAAACACAATGGACGATCAGCCTAAAGACGAATTGCTTGCCGAAGTTAAACGCATTGCATGGAGCGAATCGATCTGGCACGTTTTGGCCGTGTTCTCGCTGGCTGTTAACGTCCTAATCGCTGGTGGGCTTGGTTTCGTTGAGTGGAAAACCGAAACCCGTCTACGCTCTTTGGAAGCTCAGTTGGGCGATTACCAGGCGGAGAAATGGAAGGTGCAAGAAGGTTTTTTACTTTCGAAAACCGCATGGAACCGATCCAGAAACCAAGAAGAAACGCTAATCGAGATCAAAAAAGAGCTAGTGCAGATCGACGCAAAATTGAGGGCAAAATAGATGGCACAGAAGAACTTTTGGGCGTGGCTAAATATGGGACGCGACGGCCAACCGATCGACGGAGAATCGGGCAGCGGTCAGCAGTATTTTGCGGCTGAGGATCGAAAGCCAAGCAAACTTTGGAACGTGGCTTATTGGGCGTTTTATCTTACTGTAAGCGTGGTTTTCTTTTTGCCTGTGGTCTTTGCCTTAATCGCCTTTCATATCGGCGAGTGGATCGATTCTGTCCTCGATTGGCTTGACGAAAAGAGGGGCTGAAAAACGACACGATGTCGCTGTACTACGATTTAGCACCAAAAGACATCGAGGAAAACCTGCGTTGGCGAATCCGATGTAGGGAGCGAGCTCTGGTCGACAAACGGTTTCGAGACGCTTTGCTGCAAGCATGTGAAACGGATGTGTTGTTTTTCTTTGCGTTTGCTCTGTGGGTGAATGAGCCACGCGCCAAGATCAAAATGAAGCCGTTTGTTCCGTGGAAGCACCAGGAACCTTCTATATTGGCGATGGAAGACGCGATTACCGAGGCTATGGAGACCGAGCATCCGGTATCGGTGACGATTAAGAAAAGTCGTGCACAGGGTGGGACGTACACATACCTGGGCGTGCAGATTAAGCGAGCTCTAAGCGAAAAAGGGTTCTCGTCGGGTTTGGTGACTCGAAACGAGAAGATGATGGACAGCAAGGATCCGTCAGCGGTGATGAACAAGTTGTCTACAATGCTCGATAAGCTACCCAGATGGATGCTTGACCGCTACGAGAGGAACTTTACGGATCACACGATCAAAATCCCGTCGACCGAGGCGATATGGGTGGGATTTGCGGCGACTGCTGACGTTGCTCGGGGCGGTCGGTTTACGCTTTTCGCGTTCGACGAAGTTGGATCCGAGGAGTTTATCGCCAACGGGATTGATTACAAAATCATGTCCTCGGTAGCGTATGTCACGAATTGCGTATTTCTGTGTTCAACCTTCGGTGCCGACTCAGGCGTTTTCTACGAGTCGGCAACGGATCCAGATAATCCGAGGGTCTACTCGCTCGACTGGAAGGACAACCCTGAGCACGCTGCGTTGGCTTACGTTAGAAAAGATGGGGTTGTCACGGCTGTAAATCCAGATGATCAGGAAGCGGTCGAAAAGTACGTGAAATCGCACGAAAGGGAGTTGCGAGCGATCGAACGCAAGGGGCACAAGATCGATGGCAAGGTCAGATCGCCGTGGTACGACTCGCATTGCCTCATCCCGGGTGCGACTCCGCGATACATCGCTCGAGAGCTCGACATGGATGCCAAGGGGTCGGCTGGTAAGGTTTTCGCACCGGACTTGCTGACCAGGATGAAGCAACAACACGCTAAAAAGCCGGTTTGGCGTGGTCAGCCAGTGTTTGACGAGGAAACGCTGGAACTCAAGGGCTTAATCCCCCGGGATGACGGACCGCTACTTCTTTGGTTCAAGCCTGGGATCGACAATCGACCAACAATCGGACCGTTTACGATCGCTTGCGACATTGCGTCGGGAGGCGTAGGAGCCTACTCGTCGAACTCGGTAGCCTCTGGAATCGACGACCCGACAGGCGAGCAAGTGTTGGAATACGCGATCAAGGGACTCGAGCCTCGACCGTTTGCCAGGATTGTAGTCGGCTTGTGCAAATGGATGCGAAACGCACTGCTTGGATGGGAAGACTCTGGGGTGTCCGGAGGCTTCGGCAAAGAGGTGATGGAAGTCTGCAGCTACGGAAATGTTTTCTACCGAGACGTTGAACAGCTCGGTTCTCAGAAGAAAAGCCGCAAGGTAGGGTTCCCATGCCGAGACGCCGACAAGGCTGACATGTTTGAGTTATTTGCTCTTGCGATGGAAAACGGAGATTACACGCCAAGGTCAGAAGACATGCTCGTTGAATGCGGCGAGTACGAGTGGGAAAACGGCAGAATCATCCACGCTCCGACCAAAAACAAGGGCGCTACAGAGAAGAATCACGGCGACCGAGCGATATCGGGTGCAGGTGCTTGGTTGGTGTTTTCGACTGACAGTCCTGGAAAAAAGATTGACAGTAATGTGGAAAATGGACAGAATCCAGAGTATGGTAGTTTTAAGTGGCGGGAAATGCAGGAAAGACGGACGATTAACTCCGGCAGTCCTGCATACTCGATACGGGATGTATTGAGACGTTCGTAGGCTAAAACCTGGAGTTTAGGATGAATAGCGAGATTGAAGAAAAACTGGACAAGGCTTTAGTTCGTTGTTTGGATCAGGCTGCTGCGGCAACTCAAGATTCAAGCAAGGCTGTTCATTTTTCGCAGGCGGCGCAAAACCTGTCGCACGTCAAAATCAACCTGGAGTCTCTGAAGCAGGCTCCGAAAACAGCACCAAAAAAAGACTGACACAGTGTCGTTGACACAGTGAACTGGAGGTAAAACCCAGTCGCGGTAGTCCGGAATCAATCCAGACCATTTCGACTGTATGTTTGACCTGTTAAACCCTACAAAACGAGATCGGCTTTACAAGGCAATCCGCTCATCGCGTAGTGCTTTGGAGCCGTTTCGTCGTGTAAGAAAAGAGCTTATCAAGGATTATGTTGGTTCTTGGTACTCTGAGGCTGGTGCGGAAAATAAAACGCTGGTTAATCTGATTAACCAGACGGCAAGGATCTATACGATCGCTCTTGCTGCCAACAACCCAAAGGTGTTGGTTTCTACTTCTCGAATGGACATGCTGCCGTTCGCACGCAGGTTTGAAGTCAACCTAAGCAAACTCATTAGCGATATGTCTCTGGACAAGACGTTCAGGGCAATTGTTATGGATGCGTTTTTCTGCATCGGGTGTGGCGTTGTGATGATGCGAGACACCGATACTCGATTCCATGGGATGCTCGAGTCTGAGGAGGATGTGTGGTTGGATCCAGGCGAACCGTGGTTCAACCGCGTTTCGTTGGACGATTTGATCCTCGACATGCCAGCCAAAGAGCTAAGCAAGATGCGGTATTGTGGTCATCGCTACCGAGCTGACTACGAAAAGGTCATGGATGAGCCTGGGTACGATAAGAAGGTCAAAGACAAGATCCGTCCGACTTCCAGGGAACACCACGACAGTACCGGCGCTGCTCGCGAAATTGCGTCGGATTGGGGTAGTGCCGAAGATGATGATTTGAAGGACATGATATGGCTTCAAGACATCTGGATTGCTGAGAACAATTCGATCGCAACGATGGTTTGCGATCAGCAGGACTTGCCTCCGCTGATTCAGCGGGAGTGGACTGGATCCCAAGCCGGTCCGTACAAATTCCTATCTTTGGGTGACGTGCCGGATAACATCGTACCGGCATCACCATCGATCAACCTCAAGGGGATGCACGACCTTCAAAACCGCTTGCACAGGCGAATGGAGGCTGACTCGGACGCTCATCGCATTGTAAACGTCTACCCGCCAGGGATGGATGATGATGCCGAAAGGCTGAGAACCGCCGAGCGAAACGGATGGTATCGAGCCAAGAGTCCAGAACAGATCAAGCAGTTCCAAAGCGGCGGCATTGACCAACGAGACATGGCTCTTGCTACGTTTTTGCAGACTGAATACGACCGTTTCGCCGGGAATTTGCAGGCTATGGGCGGTCTTGGTCAACAAGCAAGCACGCTTGGTCAGGAAGAGCTCATTCATGGCAACGTTTCCAAGAACGTTGCTGACATGCGAATGGCGGTCGTTTCGTTCGCGTCCGACTGCATCCTCGATCTTGGTCGGTTGATGTGGAACGATCAGACGCTCGAGCTCAAGACTTCGATGCAGGTAGGCAACACGGATATTGCGGTCAATTCCGACTGGACTCCTGACTACCGAGTTGGCGATTTTGACGACTACGAGTTTAGAGTCGAACCCTACTCGATGATCTTCAAGACTCCAGAGCAAAAACTCCAAGAGTTGTTTCAGGTATTGCGAGAGATCGCACCGCTTTGGCCGATGTTTCAAGCCTCGGGGGCATCAATCGACGCAGAGGCGATCGTTGACGAGATTGCACGCCTGAAGAACCGGCCAGAGTTTAAGCGGTTTATCACGTTCGCATCGCCGGCAGAGATGCTTGGTGGAGACGAGAACACAGTCAGGCAGTCTCCTGTAACAAGCAGGGAGACAATCAGGCGAAATGTCAGTGCGGGTGGAACAGAGCAAGCTAGGTCAAATGCGCTTATTCAAACGCTCATGGGCGGCAACCCGCAGGTGAATTCGCAGCAAAGAGCATCGATGTTGCAGGGGGCGGGATAATGAGCAAATTTGTTCAAAAATACAAAGGTAAGGTGGTTTCCGATGAAGAACTCGATCGAGTGATGCCACGGAAGTCAGATTGGCTTGAAAGACCGTCTATGGCGGCAAATACATACACCGAACACAACCCGTTGGTGTCAGAGGGATGTGGCGTAATGAAATTTCAGGTAAGCGAAACGCGAGATTTGATCAAAAGACACCGCATACAGGGAGCCGCCGTATTGGACGGTGGACAGGTTCGATTCACGAGTCGTCGAGCACGCAATGAGTTTCTAAAGATGCGTGGCTTGCACGACATGGATGGAGGTTTTGGGGATGAATAAGATATTGGATCTAAACGACGAAATGACCAGTGAAGACATTAAGTCTTTTGCCGAGCAGGTAGTAGAAGAAGTCCGATCGGAGCGAGCAGGTGAGGAAAAGTCCACTGCCGCTGTCATAAACGACACTGCGTCGGTCGAAAAAATTGCTGCTGAGAACAGGTCCAGCAGTCAAAAAGCCGCTAAGGGGGAAGTTCAAAGCGAGGAAGATTCCGGCAAGGGGTCAAGTTGGATTACTGACGACCTGAAAGCCGAGGTTGCCACGTATGGAATCGACGAGTCTGACTTGTCGGATTTTTCCAGCCGTGAGGAGTTGGATAAGACTTTGCGTTTTCTTGACAAGAAGGCGTTGGATGCCGGTCGCAAGGCTTTGGCTGAAGACCATTCGCCTGCTCGCAATGAGAAAGGCCAGTTCAAGAAACAAGAAGCCGAGGAAGTTGGAGAGCCTGAGAAGCGTGGCGATCGCTACGAGGTGACTTTGAGCAAGGATCTCTATGACGATGAGATTGTCGATGAGTTTACGCGACTGCGTGACCATTACGAGATTCGTCTGGAGCGACTTGAGAAGCACTTCGAGTTTGCCAACGCAAAGTCCGAGGAGGATCGTTTCGATAGCTACGTCGACTCGCTTGATCAAGCCGATTTGTTTGGCAAAACCGGAAGCGAATCGGATGAAGAGCTCGAGCGTCGTAAGGATTTGCATGTTGCGGTCAAGGCTCAAATGATTGGACTCGAAAGGCTGGGTCAACCAGCAGAACTAACAGACAAGTTGGTGAGCCGTGTTGCAAACATGGTTTTTGCCGACCAAATGAACAAGAAACTTTTAAAAAAACGAACTCAGAAGATTTCCAGGCAGAGTCAGATGCGACTGGGCGGCAGTCCAGTGAAACCTCAACCACCGAGTGAAGATCCTCGGGAAGAGGCTGATCGACTCTACAGGGAGTTATCTGGGAATTAACCATAAGGAGAAGGGCAGATGGCTCTTTCGATTGACCAGATTGATGATTTTGTAAACAGTATTCACCAGAAATTTGCTGGTGAAGAGCAACTTGCAGCGCAGGATTTGTCCTTGCCGTTGCAGGAATACAAGTATGCCTCGCGTCTTTTCTCGGGCAACCTGAAAAAAGACACCATGAGTACGTCGCAGTGCAAGTGGAAGGTCAAAGTCGACGTCAACGACAACTTTCAAACGGTTGGCTTGTACCACCGGGACTCTTCGACCCGCGTGAACACGCTGGACGAAGGTGAGTTGAAGTGGGCGTTGACCACGAACAACTACCACTACGACATTGACGAAGAGATTTTCCGCACCGGCGGTCGTCAGATCTACGATTACATCGAGGACATGGAACGTGACCTCGTGACATCGTTCTACACCGGGATGGAAGATTTGGTGTTTGGTCCTGGACCTACTGGGCCTACTCAGTCGCCGTTTTCCGTTGCGTCGCTTCTTTGGTGGATCACTTCCACCAGCGATAGCGTGACCGAGAATAACGCTGCGGAAGGTTTCAATGGTGCGGAACCTGTTGGGTGGTCGGCTAACGGTGTTGGTGGTATTTCGTGTACCACCTACCCGCAATGGCGCAACCGAACGTTCCCGTACACCCAAGTCAGCCGTAGTGATTTTGTCGAAAAGACCATCAATTCGATGGATCTTTGCCAATTCACGCCTCCTGTTCAGCGACCAGACATCGTTGATCAGAAGCGAAGCGATTGGGAATTGTTGACTACGCACAGTGTCTTGGCTTCTGGCAGGCGACTGTTGCAGCTTGGCAACGACAACATCGGGGACGATTTGGCTGCTCGAAGCGGCACGGTTTACATCCGTGGTGTTCCGATGACCTGGGTTCCTGCATGGACGAACGCTGCTAGCGCTAATGCTCGCACCGATGGAATAATCCTCGGCGTGAACTGGGCGACTTTCAAGGCGTACTACGCTGCCGGTCGTCAAATGCGCAAGAGGAAGGCTTTCCAGCACCCTGAAATGAGCAACGTTCGCGTTCGCTGCATGGACGACTCGGTGCAGATGGTCTGCTTCAACCGCCGTGCTAACTTCCGTGGTTATTGCACACAAACGGTTACTGAAACTGCCTAATACTTGCAACGACTTCGTGTCGTTTTAAGTTGGTAATCGTCTCTGGCGAGCAGACGTTAAATTCGCTCGCCATTTTTTTCAATGGGACAACGCTCACCCAAAGCTGAGACAAATCCCCCTTTTTTACAAGGATTGCATTATGCAACTGCTACATGAAAATATCGCTTCAAGGCTGTTTTCGCCAAAACTATGGCGGGGATTTGCTGGTCCAACGGCTTTCAATGCAAACGGAAGTGTCGCAACGGGAGCCAGTGGTAATCCGGCGTTTGGGTTCTTTGACGACTTCTTGTCGTTCAACGAAACAACCTTGGTCGGTCCGTATGCTAACCTGAAAACTGCTGGATGCACGATCTCTAAGGTGGCTGACACGGCGACCAGAAAGGGTATTTTGAGCATCGTTCTTGATGGTGATACCGACAACGACGAGGCGATCTTGAAGTGGGGATCTACGCTGTCAGCTCCTTTCTTGCTGGCAAACAACGATCTTGTGTTCGAGTGCTGCTTGTCGCTTTCGTCGATTGCTGCGTCTAAAACGGACATTGCTGTTGGTCTTGGTCAGGCAGATATGATCACGACCGACTTGCTGTTCACCGATGCCGACGTTCTTGCCGACAAGAACTTTGCCGGTTTCGTTAAGCTGTATGCGGAGGCTGGTGTTTTTGACGGTGCGTACAAGGCTGACGGTCAAACGTACCAAGACGGTGCGACCAAGACCAAACTGAACGCACTGGCAACTTTCACCGCGTCGTCTACCACGTACATCAAACTCGGTATGCGGTATCACGCACAACCGAAGTCGCTTGAATTCTACGTCAACGGGTCGATTCCTGGCGGTACTACAGCTCCCGCAAGGCTGACCGCTAGCGAACTGGACGCTGCGACGTTTCCAGATGACGAGTTTCTGGCTCCGATCATCGGACTCAAGGGTGGAGCCACATCCAGCGCGCTGAACGTGCAGTTGGACTGGTGGGCTTGCGCTCAGTACGAGTAATCGCGATTTGTGATTTTCAAGGGGGAGTGGGCGATTGCCTGCTCCCCTCGCGTGGAGATTTGCTGCCTATGTTGTAAGAAATACAATGTGGTTTTTCTATCCCGTTTGATCTCGTTGGAGGGTTTTTGCTATGGGTAACGTCATTGGTTCGATTACAGGTCTTGGCTCGGTGTTTGCGCTCATTGCCAAGTTGGGAATGGGCAACATTAGTAAATTGATCGAGCAGTTCAAGATTATTGGAAACGATAGCTTGGATCTCAAGACTCGCGTTTTGGCTGCGATCGAAGCGGTCGACTTGGCGGCAGATTTTACTGAAACGCAAGCCGACGACATGCTTGCTAAGTTTCTGAAGGAAGCCGCAAAGCAGGAGGCACTTTGGACGCTTATTGATGCGGTCGGCTACTTGATCGAGGGCAAACCGATTCCGGTTGGCGCAATGCCAGAGGAAGGGTTGCAGGTTGGCGATCCTGGCGACGAGAAGGGGTTCATTCCGCTTCCAGTTGCTATTCAGTTGGCTCAGGCGATCGCAATGATCATCATTCAGATCAGGAACAACCGCAAGTGATTTCCAATCAAATGCTCACTGCGATACTCGGAATTTCAGGCTTGGGTCTTCTTTTCGCGCCCGAAGCCTGGAAATCCGTGCTATCAATGTTCAAGAAGAAGCCTGCTGTGGTTTCTTCTTCCAGCGACACGGTGTCGCTTCTGTCGCATCTTATCGAGTTACGTCGGCATTTGTCGGACGACTCGAAAGCGATCGAAGCAATCGACACGGTGATTACTCCCTCTGTCATCAGGAAAGAGGGAGCCAGAAACGATGAATCGTAAGTTGCTAGGGCTGCTGCTGGCGATTGCTGCGGTGGCTTTGCCGTTTGCCAACCGGATCATTCCTCAGCCTACGCCTGACCCGCAGCCAGTTATCGAGATTCCAACAAGCATTGAGAGTCCGATCAAGAAGGGTTTCGCGGACTCCAAGCAGGATGCTGGTTATTGGGCGGGTTTGCTTTACGGAATGGCTCGAACGATCGAATTGGACGCTAAGCACCCCCAAGGTGCAAGGCTCAAAACGATGCTTGACGTTGCTGCGTTGCGGGATTGGGTGGTGGCTTGTCCTCCGTTCAAGATCGCAAAGGGTGATGTCATCGGGCAAACGATCGGACCAGAACTTGCCAAACTCGGATCCAGCGATGAGCCGTTAGATTCAGAGGATAGGCGCTCAAAGGTGGTAACGATCTTCAACATGACTGCAAACGCATTGGAGAGGGTTGCAAAGTGATATTACACCTCGGATGGACTCCCGAC